GGGCAGGTTTTAATGGTCATATAGCTCGTCCAATTAAGTCTGAGCTGAAATATTTTATCTCAAACATTCCACCGGGAGGTGGAATAAGAATTGTGTTATTAATAAGATTAAAGTTCACATTGTAAGTTATATTGCTGTAAATTCTATCATTAACAACTCCGGTAATATTTGTTGCAACTATGTTTCTTACCGCTAGTACACCAACATTGTTATAAATAATGTTTCTTATATCATCTAAGATTAATGGTTGATCCATTTGAAAGTTACCAATATTGAAATATTGAATTAGTTTTGCTTGAACATTTTGCAACACTTGTTGACGGTTAAATGTTGGATCAACAGTTATATCATAATTGATTTGTAAGTTAACAATTTGTCCATCTAATATATCGATGGCATCTGTAATCATACGGTATTGGTTTAAATAAGTTTTTAGATTATTTTTAAGCATATCTGGTGCTAGTACAAGTTGATTTAAATCATTACGGCAAAGAATATAAAGTAATGCTGCATTTGGGTTATTCGGGTTGCTACGAATAGAGCAACGATAAACACGACCAAAGTTTGCAGGCAATGAATATATTCTTGCAATTAAATCTTCTTTGCTAACAATTCTTGATTGAGCATTTCTTGCACTTGGAATTTGCAAGCGTAATTCATCTAACGTTGGTGGATCTGCACCACCTGTAGCTTGACTGTTATTGTTTGCATCAGCAGAAGCTCTTACGTCTGATGACGTAGTTGCTGATGGGTTGTTTGGAAATTCCATCAACAACGTGCCAATTTCTGTTATACTTTCTGGTGGAATATTGTGATTTAATCCACCACCAGCACGATAAACTACAGTGATTGTTACATCTGGTGCTATAGCGCCTAATGTCGCAGTTCTTAACAAGTTGTTTGGATCAATTGTAAAACGTGAAAAGTTCTTACGCCCGTAAAGTGGCAGAGCAGCCTCACTTGGATCAGGAACCAAATCTTCTCCAAGTGCATCAGCAGATCCTCCACCAAAAGTTAATGTTGTGAGTCTATTGTTCAATTCAGTTGTTCGATAAAACCTATATGGAGCAGGAACAATCTCTATGTTTGAATCAACATAAATTTCATTTGGTGGAACTGCTGTTGTTGGTTGTCGGTTTCTAACTTCTCTAAACACTGTATCTTGGGTTAAGAAGCCTACTTCATAGTAAGTGTTTCCATTTGAATCTGTAACAGAAATAATATCAGATACATCTCTTGTGCTTAAAGTAATTCGTTTAAATGGTTCAAATCCTGTAACTGTGAAACTTTCAGTGGTAGTTACACTGGAAAGAGAATTCCCGGTAGCAGAAAAAACATAGTTTACAGGAATTCCATTTTGATCAACGTCACCATTAACAAAGGTAATACCGTTAGCTGGGGAACCATCACTTTTTGTAAGTGTCATGTCTACATCTTCAATAAGTTGAAATTGTATACCACGATTGGAATTTAACAATGTTCCTTCTTTGATTATAGGCAATGCATTGTTATCATATGGTTGGTTACCAGTTGGATTGTTTGTGGTAGCTGGAATCCGTACATAGAATGTTATAGGACAAACGGCAGGAGCAGCACCAACAATGTCAACCCCAGCTTCTCTTAAAAGCTTTTCAAGGTTCTTTGATTCAACTGCTGTTTCAGCATTAAGCTCCCCAAATTGGTGATCTAAGTAAAAGCTTTGAACGTCACCAATATAAGACGCTAACTCAAGCAATAATCCACCAAAACTGTTTGCTGAAAAGTCTTGAATACGATTTGGAAAAAACGTTCTTGAGTATTCTTCTAAATCAGTACGAAAAGCATCAAAGTCTTTATTAAGATATTTTCTTGCTTTGATAAGTTGTTGAATATTGCGTCTGGAATCAACAGTCATTTTTAACGTTACCTTTATCTTAGATATGATACAAACAAAATTTAGTTTAGCTTACGGCAAACGTTATTTGTAATCTTGCGTTTGTTACTTGTGCTCTTGGAACACTATAAGCTATTATTATTCTTACAACACCTAAACCAAATTGTGAAGTTAATGGTTCATTTGAACTTTCGAAACCTTCTAATTGAACAAAAGGCATCCATTTTGATACTGCATTTGAAATCCTTTGCATTGCTGCTTCATCAAATGCATCCTTTCCAAGCTCATATTCAGTTACTAATGGTCCAAGATTAGCACCATAATCATATAAAGCTAATCGCTCACCCCAGTTAGTCATAACCAAATCACGAAGATTGTTTTTTATTGTGTCTGAAACTGAATAATGCATACCAAGTAAGCCTTCATTGTCTTGCCCAAGGCGAACAGGAGTAATAATCCCAATAGGCAGTGGAGTCGAGGCAATGGCTCTTTGCTGTGTAGTAAAGGCTTCTCCAGTAATACCAACGCTCTTAAAGTTTATCATGTTATATAATTACAACCCAAAACGCCGACGTACTTCATCGAACGTTTGTTCGCTCGCTTCCCATTGTGGGGCAGCTTGTGCAGTTTGGGATGATTCTTCTACTTGTGACGATGTTACTACGTCATTACCCCCGTTCGGTTGTATGTTTTTAAGATTTATTTCTTGTTCTGTTTCTTCGCCAGAGCCAATCGCATTCTTTTTCAAAAATTCATCAAAGGTAATACCTTGAACGTCTGGTTCAGTATTACCAGAAATTTCTTTGGTTTTTGATTCCAAAACATTAGCTTGATTTACTCCACTTGCTTCTAGGTTGCTTCTAACTCTTTGATTTACAAATTCGTTGTTTGTTAGGTTTGAAAACTCATTGTCTGCATTGGTTAATTCTGTGCTTGTTTCACTACAAAGAGGGAAAAAAGAACCGATAATCGGCAAAGGATTCAATAAACTCTTAATAAGACACCAAATTAATTTAATAATGGCAAAAGCAATACTAAAAGCTAAAGCTTTAACTGGATCTGCATTTGGTTGTACAGGCAATATTACAGGATTAAGAGGAACTTTAAACGCAGCAAACAATGCGTTACCTAAACCTTGAGCAGCAGCATTCAAAGGAGGTGGCAAAGCAGTTAATGCAGCACTAGTAATTTCGTTTTTTACAGTGTTTGTTGCTTTGTTTTTAACATCTTCTGCTGCTGCGCTAGCCACTGATGTTAAAGCAGCTTGAGCCCTTGCTATAGCATCTTGTGAATTTGGAATATCTGGCATAGGTTACACTCAAAACGATAAATAGAGATATCGTTTATTGCCCAAATATTTTAGCAGATCTACTCTTATAAACAGCTTTGTTTGTTTTTTCACGATTAGTTGCTATGTTGGTAGACAAACTTGAATTAAGTGTTTTTGCTGCGGTACTTAATGGAACCCATGCTGTGTCTGGATTTGCTGGAATACAAACACTTGTGCCGGGAGCTCGATTCAATGCATCAACCAATCCAGAATAAGCATTCTGTAATGCATCAATTTGACGTTGTAAGCCTTCTACAACGTTTTTAAATTCACTCCACTTGATATAAGGTTCCAACCCAGCATATTGATTTTCTGATCCAACAGAAAGCTCGGAATTGAATCCTGTGTCTCTTCTTGGTATGTCAGGTGTTGGATTTTGATTTTCTTGTCTTAATGCTGCTCCACCTAAAAAGATTTGCATTCCATCAATTTGAATTCTACCTTCTGGAGACAAGTACATATAAGCCATGTGATCTTTGTCGGCAGATTGAGCGTTAATATCTTCTGGTGTTCGGTTTTTACCTTCTTTTAGGATCAATATCGAACCACTAATAACTGTTTCGTTACGAAGTAAATTATCTTCTGAAGGTATGTTACGTCTTGCTATCAATCGAATATGATCTGCTTTATTGACAATATAAGAATTACCAACATCAAAACTTGAAGAAGGAAATTGAACTGGGTACAAACTTTTCAATGAATAATTTATACCAGTTCCTTGCATACAATTGTTTACTGCACCTTGCGTTGTTTTTTGTGTACGAAAATTTGTATCACCCAAAGTGTTCATAGAAATGTATATGCGTGCAGCATCATGAATGAAATTAGGATCACCTTCATTCAATTGTTCCAATCTGCCATTAAGTTTTGGAATTTTGTCAGTTTCATCTAAATTCCTTGAATTTTTAACAACTAATGGAGAAGTAACTTTTCTTTTTTGTTGAGTGTTTGGAATACTATTATCAGTATCTAATAACTTATAACGACCTCTGCCTGTAACCATGTCAATAGTTCCAGCATATCGTTTCTGCTCTGTATTTGATTCAGAAGATACATAGCCTACTCTATCTTGTCCCAACATTATAAGAGAGTTATTCATGCCTTGAATAACAAATTCTTGCGGTCTTTTTGTCCATCTTGGAACAACTTCATATTGATGCTTTAAAGAACCAGTAATTGAATTTCTATATAACAAATCATATGGATTTATGGTGTTGTTTTGAGGCAACGAATATGTGCTTGTTGTTTCTCCTCCGTTTGGAAAAGTAGGAGTATATGAATTGTTTGCTCTGTTTAAAGATTGACTTGTTTTTTGAGTTTCTGTATAAATTGGCAAAAATCTACGATCACTATGAGTAAAGTTAGGATCTTCTACTTGTAAACCTTCACTTGTTCTAGTCATCCATTTGCCAAATCGAATTCCGTATTTTTGAAAATCTTCAAAGACAATTGTTACTTGTTCTCCAAGTTGAACAGGCAACATGATGTGACTTTGAAAGAATGGTGCTAATAAAACAAAAGAAGGTGTAGCATCTGATACACCATCACTGATAATAGTTGCTATAACACTATTTGCTGCAATTTGATCCACTTGTTCTGGATTGATAACAATATCTTTTATTTTGTTTTTGTCTGTTGCCGACAAAGACTTTGGATTATAAATGATTTCACGAACAATTCCACGTTGAAATGAAGGAGGAATACCAGTTTGTTGCTGGTTGATAACCAAACTTTCTACATCAAGTTGGGGTACTGTGGCACCAGTTAATAATCTGTTTACGTTGATATTGTTATACCCTGCCATTTTACCCTCTCATATTTCTTTTAAGCCTATCAAACAACTCAGTAGTGCTTGGCAACTCTTGAGCTTCTTGCTTGTCTTTGGCCTTATAAACAAGCTCTGCAAGCTTCAAAAGTTGTGTGTTTGCTTTTTCCATACGTTCCATGTATTTGGCTAAATGATCTCCATGAATAACATGCTGTTCGGCATTTCCATATACTTGAAGATACAAGTCTGTCCAAATTATGTAAGCGTTTCTTCTATCAATCAAAGCATTTTCATAAATTTGCTTCCATAGCAACTTAAGTTTTTCATCAACCGTTATGATTGAATCCAAAAGATCACTAAATGTTTGCAAATCTTTTTGTGCTTTTTCGATTAACTCTTTGTTTGTTGGAGCGTTGTCTTTTTCAAGCAATGTTCCTTCAAATGAATCATTGTTCATGACTTACCTTTATTGACTTACTTCATATTCTTCCTTAGCAACTTTGTAATATTTTTTCATTAAAGATAAAACAACACTTAGTTGCTTTGGAGATAATCCACAGATTTCTCTGAGATATAACATAACCGCACGTTTGTTAAGAAAGTCTAATTCGTTGATGTTTAAAAACAACATATTAATGCCTTTCAAACACTCTTCTTCGTTTTCAGTGATTGTTTGACTTTCAATTGATTTTAGAATAAACTCAAGTTTGTTTTTTTCTACATCACGAATCATTGTGTCTTCTGGTGAAGGAGAAACAATATAATTTTCTATTGTTTCTAAATCTTGTGGAGACAAAGTTTCTTTGTCATCCAAGCTTGTAAAAACATGCATACTTCGCACGCTTTGTTTACTTTTGATTATCAACCAGTTTTTTGCGACTACGTTAAAATAAGAAAATGCTTTTGTACCTTTACTGGGATCAAACTTTGTTATCACTCCATAAAGAAATTCAACACACTCATTTTGTAAGTCAGATTTACTTTCGTATTGTATTTGAAATCCATAAACGTTTATGAGATTTTCCACAAGCTTATTAAACGCAGGTAAAATCTCACGAATATAAAGTTCGTTTCTTTTTTCTATTTCGTTTTCTAGCTTATAATCAACAATTGCTTGTTGAGTATCAACGTTGAAATAAAACTCTTGCGGTGCGGCTCCACCTTTAGGTTTTCTCTTTATCATTTTTTTACCTACTGGCATCAGTCGTCCTCACCTTCATCAATTAGTCTTACGTATCTTTGTTTGCTGCGTTGTGTAAAGTTATGTATTAGTTTTTGTGTTGCTGTTTGACAAACTTTTACGTTATCCATTGCTTCTTTTACAGCAGCCATAACTTCTGGACTGTCAGAGAACAATGGTGTGTTTCTTAATGCTTCCAAGGTTTGTACTGTTCTTTCATGTACTTCAATTGCTTCTGCTAAATCATCTTCTAGAATAAAGATAACTTGTGCCCATCTTAAAGCATAATATATTGTTATGCTTGATATAACTAGCAGAAGTATTAAAAATATATAAACCATTATTCTGCCTTCAAGCAGTCATTTAAAACCTTGGAATAAAGTTCTGCAACAGCTTGGAATGAAAAGTTTTCTTTGATTTTTACTTGCAAATCTCTTGCCCATTCTTTTGGAATTGTGCTGCCGTTATAAAACTTTTTAATTCTTTGTTTCGCATCAGCTTCTGAAGGAACAGCCCATTTAACACCTTGCATAAAAATTTGATTGTCTACACGGCTTGGATGAATTTCTTTCAATTCATGATCCACACCAATAAATCTACCATGCTTGAGGAATTCTAAATGACCACTCCAGTTTGTTGCAATCACAGGTAAACCACAAGTAGCAGCTTCTAGAATGGGCAGCCCATAACCTTCTCCATGAGTTAGACTTACAAGAGCTTTAACTGTGGGTTCTGTGTATAGTCCATACATTTCTTCATCAGTCATGTGTCCATGCAAAAGATAAAATTTTGGACCTTTTACATTTGGCTTACGAATTTCGCCAAGAATCTGACTGAACATACCTTGAACATTACGCTTGTCCAGTTGTGTTTGTGAACCCGCATTTGTTTTAATAATGATACCAACATCAGGATCATCAGAAAACAAATCAGCAAGATACTTCAAGGTATATGGAAGATTTTTTCTGTCATTATCTACGTTGTTACCAGTTAATTGACCAACCAAAAGAAAGTTGAATTTTGTTTCTAGGTTTAGATCAATCTTTGTTTGACAATCTAAATAAACATCTGGGAAACTTTCTGGAACAACAACGATAGGAACATTAACTGTTCCTGAGTTTAGGAAAGTTTGTTTTGTAAACTCACTTGGAACAATAACCATATCCATACGATTAATGCATTCAATCCAAGCTGGATTGCATTTGTCTGTTTCAACCCCTGCGGTAACACCAATGTTAAAGTTTCCAAGAAAAGGATTCCATTCATTTG